ATCATTTAATCCACCTATTCTGAAACCATCTTTATCTTTTTGTTCAGGAGGTAATGATGTGTTATATATACCATTTCCATGGTTATAAAAGGCAGTATACTGTTTATTATTAAGAATTGCATCAATAGGAACTCCTGTATCATAGGTAGGGTCATCTTGTAATACTACATTAATTTTATTTCCATTATTTTTTAATAAACCTGGCCACATTATATAATTATCTCCTAATTTATAAGAAGCATAGTTTAAAGCTACCATTCTTCTATCTAAAGGATTTTCAGGATTTACATAAAAGCATAACCCAATAGGAGTCTTAGTATTATCTATATTTTCAGGTGAAGTGTATGTACCATCATAATATACTATATCTCCTACTTCTGCATCTCTAGTATAAAAATATACAGTAGTTAATGCTGTTACAACTTTATTATCTAAAGTAGTCAAAGTGGTAGTAACAGTAGTAGAAGGATTATCCACTTTATTGCCTATTAAGGTAGTAGTGATAATACCATCATTATTAATAGTAGCATATCTATTAGGAGCCATTGTATAAGTAACACTCTTAATATTATTTCCCTCTACAGGTAAAGCTTTAAAAAGTAGTTTAGTCTGTCCTACTTTATTTATGTATAATACTTTAGAAGTACTTACAGTTCTAATTTCTACTTTACTATAGTCTACATATAATGAATTATTCACATCATCTATATTACCAAACTTTTGCATTAATGCATATTTAAGACTATAATCTATATTACCTAGTACTTTAATTCTACCAGTGATACTTACATTATATTTTAAAAGAGAGTTTAATAAAGTAGGAGTTACATCTATCATATTAACCTTATTAAGGGTTATGTTCTGCAATCTTTTACTTTGTTTTAAAGCTTCTTCTAGATATAGTACCAAGTTTATTTTAGGACAATTGTCTATTTCTAGAGTATGTACTTTATTAAAATCTTGTACAAAAGTCTTATTACTTTGGCTATTAGCTAAATTAATTAAGTTCTTTAAAGACACTTTCTCTATAGTATCAGGCATCAATAAAGAAGTTAAGTTATTACTCTCTGGTAATAGCACAGTAGAGAATGGGCTAGATATTAAGCTTATATTTCTTACTAGTACAGACTTTCTTAAATCTAAAGTACCTTGAACTGTAGTAATATTATTAATTTCTATAGTATCTACTACAGGTAGATTAAGAATCATACTAGAAGGTCTAAACTGAGTGGTATTCTCTAATATATTATCTATATTAAATTTAGTCATACTAGCACTACTTAAAGTAAATACTTCTCCTAAAGAAGCCTCTCTAAGACCTTGTACATACTTAATATAGTTTATACCATTTATAAATACATCAGTATTACCATCTGCCATTAAGTTATATAAGTCAGTAGTTTCTCCTGCTTTAGTTCTTATACCACCAAATAAAGTTTGTCCCACACCACCTTGTACATATAACCACATAGCTGGTGTTACTTTAAAGTTAAAAGTAGGATTATTACCATTAATAGTAGGAATAGACCTAAACATTAAACTACCAGGACCTCTAACATCAAACTCACCATAAGAAGCATAAGATGACATATAAACCTCTCTTTGTTTCCACCATTGTTTCTCTGCTTGAAGTTGGTCTCCAAGAGATTGTGTTATAGGAGGAGTAGCATTACTGTATTTACCATCAGACATTGCTTTAGATGCTTCCTCATATAATAGTTTAGCTGTCTCATTATAAGCAACTGCTGGGAAATATTCTTGAGTGCTGAAGAAATACTTCTGCATAAACCCTGTAATAGAACCACCTAATTTAGCCATAGATGTTAATATCTTTTTCATCATAGCTTTTAGCTCATTAGCATAGGTTTCTTCTACTAAGTTAAATAATACATGATTAGCTCCATTCCAGTAATTATTACCTAGATTATCTATATCATGCTCTTCTACATAGTATGGTTTATTCTTTCTACCAACATTATCAGCATTTATAATAGTGTCAACATCATCTTGATACCATCTAATTAAATGTGATATAGGGTCCAAATAAGAATATATATTCTTACATCTATTATCAGAAGCAGCTATCTTCTTCATTTCACTCATAGTGAATAATAAATCCTGAATATCATAATAGGTACTTAAGTTTTGCTTAAAGTCTCTACTTCTCCATTCTTTAAACTTAGTATTAGATGCAGTGTTATTAGATACAGCAATATTACCACATTGTGTATTAATATTAAATACATCATATTTACCACTAGTTTTATTAGTAGAAGCATTTACCCATGTATTAGTGATATAGTCCCATCTAAATAAATCATACTTACTATAAGTACCACTAGGCTCTGTTATCCAATATTGAATATCCTTATCTAAAGTCTTATTAGCTACTAACTGTTCATAAGTACCTAAGAATGGTAGTATATTAGTATTATGTGTGAATACAAAGTTTTGAGCATTAATAAAGTAATCTAATTTACTTTGGTCACCACCATCATAATCCCAAGATACTTCATTATTATATATATAAGCTTCCTCCTCCGCTGAGTAAGTAACTTCATCTCTTAACCAAGGTACTCTCATCTCTGTAAGAGGTTTACCATTATCTGAACCTTCCAACATAAGAAAGTCAGGAAGAGTCTTTTTATCTATACCAAAAGTAGGTTTATCAGCTTTACCTGGTCCAAAAGTAACTATTGCATAGAACTTAGGTTCAGAGTTAGGGGTTTCCTTAATAAAATAGAAGAAAGGTTTTTGTATAATAGCTACCTTAGCATTGGGATATACAGATTGTATACCACTTGCTTTTATAATATCCTTCCATAATACATTATAAGCATAAGTTTCTCCCATCTTATGAGATTGCATTGATGAAGCCCAATTTAATTTAGTAACTAATTTAACAGCTTCTGGACAATCATCTTCAATAGCATAACCTTTGTGTTTATTACCTTCTTTATCTAAGAACACTGAATCTTTATTCATCTTATATTGATGATTCCATTTCCAATAACCCTTAGAAGATGAACCCTGTCCTTTAATACCTAGGTTATTAATTACTCCTGAATGCTTATCATCTCCTATAATTTCTATAGATAAAGTTCCTCCATTATCTTTACTACTCTTATTTAAATAAGAAGGTACATGTCCTGTCCATACTAAACAGTTATATAACTCTTTTGTTTTACTATAAGAGATTGTACCATTATCAGATAATATATTATTAGCTTTAGTATATTTAATTTTATCTTCTATAGATGAAAGAGAAGCTATCCAATTCTTTCTTATATCATCTGCAGATAACAATTTCTTATATACCTTAAGACTATATAAATCTAAAGAAGAGTTATTAGAACCTAATCTAATTCCCTGAGAAGATAAAACATTATTTACATATCCTATAAATGAATCCTCATTAGAGTATTCTATCTCCCTATTAATAACACCATTAATAAATATTCTAATATAGTTTTTACCTAAGTTAGCTAAGTTATTTACTATATTAATAGCTATATGTGTTCTAACTCCTTCCTGAAAAGCTATGTCTTGGTCTTTATATACCTTATTATTAGCAGTCATAAATACTGCTTCAGTTGGTTTTAATTCAAATCCCAAAGGATTATTATTTTGATAAGAGCATATTCTTATAGAAGGGTCAGTGTAACTTAATACTTGAGCTGTCTTAACATCTAATTCTATAGTTAGAGATTGTCTAGGATTAGTTTTAAATTCTTCAAATACTTCATAGTTTATATTTAAGAAACTTCCTCTAGGAACTCTTAAACATTTATTTTTATCCTCATCTTCTACCCAACCATCATTAATAAAATTAAAGTTATTAAAGCTAGCTGGTATGACTCTATTACCATTGTGATTAATAATAGTAGCTCTATTACCATTATTATTACTTCTTACTTTAGGATTGATAAATAGGTCAGGATTAGGAACTGCTGTAAATCTGTACTTATTACTGATAGTAACTGGAATCTCACTTAACTTAGATTGCTCTTTATATAGATTAATAGTAGCATCTATAGAAGATAAATCACTTTCAATATCATATATAGTATTATATTCAAGCTTAGTATTAGTAGCTACTCTGTCTCCATCATTCTTTAGTTCCTCTGTACCTTTAGTGATAATATTTATATACTCACTATTATCAGTACTAAATACAGCATATTTAAATACAGTTACTTTATCAAAGTTAGTGATAGTATTAACTAAATCATTAATAGCTATGTAAGTTTCTCCTGGATTTACTCTACCTAGCATAATTTGAGATACCACAGTATCAGTGACAATATCACTATTTTTAACTTGTATATAAGCTTCTATTGTATGGATTCCTTTTTGTAAGAAAGTCTCACTAACCTCAGCATTGAATGACCATGGAGCTTCATTATAAATAGCTTCTCCTATATCAAAGGTAAACTCTTGATATTCACTTTTATCTAAATTATAGAATTTAACTTTTAATACTTTATCAACAGCTCCACTGATATAATAGAATAAAGGAATTAAATTACTATTTACAGGTAATTCCCAATTATAAGCATAGTTTAGAGATAGTTTAGTTAATACTATGTCCTTAAAAGTAATGTAAGAAGTGGTCTCCTGAGAAGACTCTCCTACTACTTTTACTCTTAATTGTTGGTTACCATTAAATAAATACTTAGTAATATCTATCTCATCATAGTTTAAATCATCCTCTGGTCTTGAAGAGATTGAAATAGATGCAACTTTACTCCAACTGCCTACTAAAGAAGTTCTATGCTCTATTATTAAAGTACCTACTTCATCAAAATGACTAGTGGAACTATCTATAGGATTATACTTTTTAGAAGTATACTTTAGCTGTAGTTTAACTGTACCATCTAAAGATACTATCTTATTAGTATTAGATTTTGTTTCTAAGTTTACTATATAACTAGCTCCTTGTTGATGAGTATCAGGTAATATCTCATCCTGTAATACTAAAGAGTCTTCTCTAGTAGTAACCCATTTATCATAAGCAGCTTTACTAGCAAAGCTTCTTGTATGATAAAAACCATCAGACTCTCTTTCATCTGATATTTTTCTATAGCCTATTTTAGAATTTAAAGATGACTTTATAAATTCCTGAACAGATTCACCGCTATAAGGTAATTGATTTCTGCTGTCTAATCCCCAATCTTCAGTTATACTTTCAATAGGGTTATAGCTGACTTTTTTATTTCTTTTTGCCATAATTTATATATTAGTTTTTCCAACCTTCATCATTAACCCAAGGCTTATCATTTATCCACCAACCACTGCCAAAGCAGCTTTTAATGCCTTCCCATATAAGTCTTGCTGTATGATTTATAACAGTATAATACTTGGTGATTCTTTTACCACCAAGTACCATACTATTTACTTCTTTATGTTTATTTATACCATCATATAACATAATTACTAATCTTCATAAGTTGCATAATCATACCCCTCTTTAAGTTGTCCTGTAGCAATGAGTTCCTCCATCTCCTCCTCAGTAACTATTATTCTAGGATGGACATGCTCTGTAAGTTTACCAACACCAGGGATATAGACTGCCTCAGTGGTAGTAACAGGATATACCTTGTCATTACTATTATTATTAGTATTACCTAAGAGATGGCTCTCTCTAAGAACTTTTACCTTTCCCATATTATTTAGTATTAGTATTCTTATTTAACTGTTGCTTCTTAATATTATTATCTAACTCAACTTTATGCTTTGCTAGTTGAAGTTTCTCTCTGTCTAGAGCTAATCTTTTGTCAAACTGTCTCATAGACTCTGCTAATTTATCTTTAGCTTCTTGACTATATACAGGTTCCTCAATACCATCATTATCACCACTCATTAGAGCAAACCTTTCAGCTTCAGCTTGAGCATTAATATGAGCAACCATAATCTTAGTTTCATTATCTCTAGCATTAATAGCATCCCTTTGCTGCATTTCTTCTTCATGAGCTTTTGCTTGAGCTTGTATAGATTCTTGCTGCATTTGAAGTTGCTGTTGCTGTTGTTGTTGTTGAGATTCTTTAATATCATTTTCATTCTTTTCAATAAGTCTTTGTTTTTCAGATAATGATGCAGAACTATATAGTCTCATAATAGTAGAGAATGATATAGATTGATTTTGTAATGCAGCTTGAGCCAACATATCTAACTTCTGATTTAACTCTTGCACATTACCACCATTATCTACAACTAATCCATAATCAGCTTCTGCAAATTCATCACCATCAATATCCATGATCCTCATTGAACCATCAGATAATATATATTGGAACTTCTCTTGTCTACCTTGAAGAGCTATTTTAGCTGTCTCTAAAAAACATTCTAAAGCTCTCTTCTTTACATCATCATGAATAGTAAATAGCCATTCTGTAATATGAGAAGATTGAAGAGTAGCTCTTTCTACACCACCTACTGTCTCTCTATTACTAACTTGACCTTCTCTTTGTCTAGTAATACCTACTACATCAGACATTTCCATCTTAATGAACTCTAGGGTATTAATATACTGTTGGATTATATTACCTAATTCAGCATCTATAATACCTGATGAAGCATTATTTAAAGCACCTGCTAGTTTACCAGTAGAAGCTCCTATATTACCTTCTTTGAAAGAATCCACAATAGCAAGGTTATTATGTTGTGCAAAGTATAACCATTTATCTACTGTCCATCCTTTAGGTATTTTAGCTAAGTCTAATTGTATTATCTTTCCATAATTCTTAGCCATAAGCTTATTAAGCCTATCATGTATTGCATCATACATATAATTATATGGCTTCATCATATCTACTAGAGAGAATGGTTTACTATCATTAAGGTTATATATAGAACCTATAATACCAAAATGACATCTACTAGGATTACTTAGTCTATTATATTGTATTACTCTAGGTCTCATATTTACATAAATATCTTCACCTATCTTAGTACCTTCCCATGCTTCATTTATATAATAAACCCATTCCTCTTCACCTTTATCTTTATCTATAGTATAAGTCTCTGGATAAAAATTAAATACTTCCTCACCTGTTTCAGGGTCATAAGACTTAACTTTCTTTATCTTCCTTCTAGACTTCCAGTACATTCTAAGTACTCTTATATTACCAGAAGTATCAAAGGGTAATAGGGAACTAGATGGACCATTAAATAAATTCAAAGGGTCAAAGAAAAATTCATCAGAACCCATTGTATCATCAATCATATGGTTATTTATAAAACCATATCTTTCATCTCTTTCTCCTATCTCATTAGTATGGTCCATATCATGAGGACCATTCTCTATATATTCTCTATCCTTAGCAGTTAATACATCATAGTAACTGTCTATAATTTTAGAAGGAGACCAGTAGTCTTCCATTATTATAATATCTGCATCTTCTATTTTATTGCTATATCCAGATTTAAATACTCTAATCTTTAGAGGATTTACTCTTTCTATAATAGGCTCTCCTCCTCTAATATCACATTGATATATTTCTTCTCCTACAGTCATAGCATCCATAAATCCCTCATTAAATATAAGAGGTATATTATACTCTTTCACATAGTGGTTTAATAAAGAGTTGGCTCTTAGTTCTCTCATATCTTGCCATTCAAAGGTAAAGTAATCAGCCATTTTCTCTAAATTCTTTTGGTACTCTTCCTCACTTTGTGATTGATTTGATACTAATTGCTGTAGAGATTGTAATACTAAGTTCTTCTTATTCTCCTCTCTCTCACTAAGAGCATTAGGGTTAGTTATGACTACTTTGAAATCAAAAAGTCTTTTACTCTCCTCTCCTCTAAGTACATTCAGTTTACTATTAATAATAGGATAATGTTGAATAGAACTTGGAGTAAACTTCTCTACTACTTGTTCAGGGTTTAATATTGATTGTAAATCCTGTATATGTAAAGTACCATTAAGCAAATCATAGTTTATCTTTTTATGAATCACTGAGTTTCTTACTGGACTAAAATTAAAGAAAGTCTTTGAGTCTGCCCAATCCAAATGCATTACTCTCCATTTTCTATTCTTCTTAGAATATGGGAGTTGTTGTGGAGGTAACTTTATTATATCTTCATTCATATTACTCAAATTTTATGCAAATATAGATAAAAAAATTAAAGTACACAAGTACTAAACTAAATTATTTAGTACCTATGTACTTTATTATTAAGCTCTATTATCATAGTTTCTAGTAAAGAAATCATCATTACTTAAATCTGAAGATGATGCTTTCTCAAATCTATCTTTAGATAGGTCACCATTATATAAGATTATCTTCTCTTCTCTATATAACATGAGCATACCTAATGCTCTAATTCTATCCACATTTATACTTGAAGAGTATGCAATTAACTCTTGTATTAATGCTCTATTTCTAAGGGTAAATAAGTTAGGCATGGTTATTTCTTTTTCTTCACCATTCTCCTCTACTATAGTAGATATTGGTTTTAAAAGCCAATCTCTTATTAAACCATTAGCATAATTGTTAATAGCAGCTGAAGCATTTACACCTTTAGCTCCTGAACCAAATGAAGAATACTTCACAAGCTGTTTATCTCTAAGATATTCTGGAGTATCAGCCAATAAGTGAGTACAGCTTAATTTACTAAAGTAAGAAAATATACCTTTCTTATTAGATTCATATAGACATCTAGCATTGTAAAATAAACAAAGTAACCTTACTACTTCAAAGTTATCATCAGCAAAAGGATGTCTACCTGTGTACTCTGCCACTATTCTATCAGTAAATAAATCTAGAACAAAAGTAGAAGAAAGGGATGAAGACTTAGCTTCATCATTATCTACTGGGTCATGACCTATTATATATCTATTTTCATATACAACACCCTTGTTATCTTTTTGAGGCATCTCATATATTTCAATAGCTCCTAACTCTGAATTACTTTTTATGGGATATTCTCTAATAGGAGTATCATTAGATGGTGTATATTTAACAGTACCTTTATCTAAGGTAAGAGTAGCTATATAAACATCATTAAATGCTTTATTGTCTATATCTAATTGTTGTAGTCTTTCTGTAAGAGCTTGTACAGGAAAGAAAGCATTCTTAACTTTAATGATAGCTTCAGCTGGTGTAATAGGCATCTCAGCTATAACTCTAAGTACTGTGTTAGGGTCAGCTGATTTATATTTAGCATTATACCTAGCCATCATTATCTGTTTCAAAGCTTTGACTACATCTGATACACCATTCTTATTATAACATCCTTTTCTATTTAAGTATGATGCAAAGAAGAAACCAAAGTTAGGCCTACCTTGCTTAGGTTTATCATAAACATTCTCTATACTATAGATGTTATAACCACTAGGACTATAAAGAAGTTCTTTTGCAGAACTAAAGTCTGAAGCATCCTCAGCAGCTGTACCTACCAAGTAAATAAGACCAAAAGTATAATCTCCTTCCTCAACACCATATCTAACAGTATTATAAACACTAATTAAATTAGGGAAAGAACCCATCTCTTCAAATAATATGTAACCTCTCTTTCCTCTTAACTTACCCTCATCATCTTTAGAAGATACACCTAGAACAGTATTAAGACTACCTTTTTTTCTACCACTTTCATCTTTATAACCCATAGTCCAAATCATATCATTCATTGAACTAGACAATCTTAATCTAGGAAACTCTGTATTATCAGCTATAAAGTCTATCATAGGTTCAAACTTAGATAAAGTACCATCCTTACCTCCTAGATATTCTTTTTGATAAGCAGTAAGAACAGTCATAGTTCTCTTTACTACTTTAGAGTTTTCTCCTAATATTAAATTCTTAGCCATGATAGAAGCTAAGGAGTAGCTCTTTGAACAACCTCTTCGAGCTAATTCTATAGCATGTTTACCTGCTTTTCTAGCTTGGTCTAAATAATGAAATCTTAGATATATACCTTCCCATGTTTCAGGAAAGTCCTCTACTCTACTAGCCATAGATGATGTAGCACTAATCTCTGTAAGCATAATAGGACAATAGTTCATATACCAGTACATATAACCAGTTATCCATTCTCCATCAGACTCTCTTACATATCCATCTCTACATCTTCTTACTTCCTCATCAAATAATTTCCTATACTCACTATTAGGGTTTGGATTAGGTCTAAGGAATGTATAGCACCCATGCTCCTTATAAAACTTAGCCATAGGTCTAAAGTAATCCATGTTTTCTAATATATGGGGATTAGCTAAGTCTACTATTATCTTACCTTGTTCATCTCTTGGTAAATCCTTTGCTCTCTTTCTATCTGGACTAATAAGCCTTTTAATGAGTTCTACACTATTAATAGCCTCAAGAAACCATTCCTGTACTTCATTAGGCATAGTCTCCATAAACTCCTTGTTAATATCTGTCTGAAACTCATTAGTAGGAATATTAAAATCTTCGCTAAACTCCATAACTTCCTTCTACAAATTTATCAAAGTTCTTTGTCCAAACTTCTACAAACTTAATAATAGATTGTCTTTCACACTCTTCTACTAATACATCTTCAAGACCAGTCTTCATAGCTGTAGCATATTGAGTATGTACTACTCTTATAGGAACTCTATTATTATCAATATAATCAATATCAGTATAAGCAACTTTAAGAGTTCCTAGCTTTCTTTCCCATTTAGAGTGTATTACAAAATGTCCTCTAATTTTAATATCTTTCTCATATCTTAGTTTATCAAGAGTCTTATTAAAACACTCTAATACTGCATTATTCCCCATCTTCATATAATGATTTAGTTTGTGAACCTCTTGCCTTAGCACTATTAATAATTTCTTTAGAAACAGCTCTTTCAGCTTCATCTAAATCTTTTACAAGTCCTGGTATTTGTTTTACTATACCAATAGCATCTTTTAAATCTTTAACTTCCAAATCATCAAAGTTTAGTTCTCTAATTTTGTTTCTAAACTTATCTACCATTAGTCTGGTATCTTCTAGAAGAAGTGAAGAGGTAGGGTTAAATGATTTATAAAAGTCTATAGCAGCTAAAACAAGGTTATCTGGCTTCCATGTATCTGCCATACCTTCTCCCTCTATAATAGCTTTACTTCTATCATCAGCATCGGTTAAATATTGATAATCACTTCTAGGGTCAGTCATAAAATAAATATAAGCTAACTCTTGCATAGCAGTATTTTTATTTTTACTCTTATCCCTATTATATATAGCTTTAAATGGTTTAAGCATTAAAGCTTCTGGCTCAATAGTAACTTGATACCCTTCATATTTAAATAATTTAATCATATCTTTTAGCAATAAAAAAGCCTATGAGAAGTTCCCATAGGCTATATAATTATAATATAATTTTGTTATCAGGAACTATCAAATTACTAGTATTAGTTTCAGTAGTTTGTTCCTCCTCCTCAAAGTCAGTAATTACAAAGTCAATATCTTGGTCATGAAGGAATAAATGATTGGTATGATTAATTTCAACCATAGGAAAATCATATCTCAATACCTGATTGTAACCAATAACACCATCCTTAAGAGAACCTTCTTTATGCTCTTTTACAGTATATCTCTTAGGGTTAATCATTACTAGGTCTCCTTCCTTAATATCTCTAACCATAGGTCCTACAGCAACTACTCTTTGATATTCTTTTAAAGTACCTTTTGTATGTTTAGTATCTATGATAGTACCAGACTTAAGGTCTTCTTCATATTCATCTGCTGTGGTAATAACTTGATTATAAAGGAGTTTAATTCCTTTTACATTTATTGTACTCATTATTTATTCTTATTATATATACTTTTAATCTTAGCCCACCTATTATAGTTACAATATAATTTACCTAGATAGGGTAGATTAAAATTAGTTCTTAATTTATTAAATTGTTCTTCAGTAAGTTCCTCTTTAAGAGGTAGATTACTTATGTGAGTCTTTATAAATATCCAATAAGATTTATATACTTGCTTAATTACCTCTTTTGGTAAGTTAAGTTCTTTAGATAGATTATTTATCACTTCCTGCATTTAAATCAAAGTATAGTAGTAGTTGAAAGGATTCATCTTCACTATTAAGATTCTTTGGTATAAACCTTGGATTAATCCTACCATCTATTATTATTCTAGCTTTTCTTAATTTACCTAATATAGCCTGAAAGTGAGCAGGAGTTATATTACATTCTTTCCTTATCTTTTGCCTACTATCATCTCCCATAGTGACTCTGTCTAATATTTCATCATCACTTATAGACTTACTAAGCTCAAACCTTTCTTTTAATAAGGCAGCTGCTACCTCCATTTCTCTAGAAGTTAATCTATGAAAAGGTATAAGGAACTCAAGCCAAAATCTAAAAAACTTATCTTGTAAAGAAGTAGGTACTCTTATTATATTATTAACCTTCTTCTTATCCATATTAAATATCTTTAGATTCTTCTATCTCTTCTCTAGAAGACATAGTATCTTCAATTTCCTTAATGATAGTTTCAACAAATTCAGGTTTAAATCTATCTTGATACTTTAATACTTTAAATTTAAAACCAAGCTCTGTATAACCAGCCTGATTACTAAGATTTTGTACTGCCTTCTTTAGTTGTTGATTCTCTCTAAATAAAGCTTCTGCTTGTTGAGAGATTTGCTTAGCTGCATTCTCTAACTCTTCATAAGATAGCTTCTTATTTTTAACTGTCTCCTTATTATTCTCTTCCATATTAATAATCCTTTTCTAAAAAATCAAACCCATATTTATTTCTATATAAAGTTCTCCATTCTTCAATAGAACATTGTCCTATATCTGTAGAATTGCATTCATCACAAAACTCTGCATTCTCTAAACCAGGTACTGCTCTAATTCTTAAGGATAAACAACTTTTACAATAAAAGACAGGTTCATCATTATAATTAATATCCTCTGTTGGTAAGTTGTGCATAAATACTCTTCTTTAGCTTAGTTATACCATGTCTTCCATCCTTAGTAGAGACATTCTTAAAAGGTCTATTAGGATAGATACTACCATGTATAGAAACATGACCTCTTCTTATAGCTCTTCTAATAGATTTAAATCTTTTTACACCACTATAATCTATAAGTTGTAATAACCCTAAATCTTCTCCATTATCTCTCTTCTCTTCCATAATATCTTATTTATAAATAATTGCTACAAACTCATTGTCACCATAAAAGGTACTAACTACATCTTCCTTTGTTATACCCTCTTTATTAAGTGCCTGTATTAAAGCTATTAGTGTAGGAGCTTTATAGGCATCCCATATTTTATTATTCTCCATAATACAGATAATTATTTTTTAAGAGTAGTAATAGACTTTGATATAGCATTAGCCCTCTCCTTTAAGTTGTCTACTTGTTTCTCTGCTTGAGCTAAAGCTGCTTTTAATCTATCCTTATCATTCATTATTTCTTGATACCTTTCAAGAGTTCTAGCATCCTCTTCAGCTCTCCATCTTAGTTCATCTGCTGATAATTTTTTACTATCTTTCATATATTTAAATTTAATAGTACAAAGATAAATATTATAAATTTAAGATGCAAATAATTATATAATAAATGTAATAAAATTAACAATTATTATATTTTTACATTTCTATAATCAGTAGGATTTTTTACTAATATATTATGTTCTCCTTTAACTTCTTCTATCTCTTTCTGTGCAAATGTAATATCAAAGAAAACAGATAAACCATTAAAAGCTTCTTGTGCTTTTTTCAACTCTTGCTCTAATTTTATAACATCTGTTCTTAGATTAGTTAAATGCTCTTTGCGAGATAATAAATCATAATACATGTCCTTTATCTGTTGTTTGGCATCTTCTGCCATAAGAGAAGGATATTTCAATGTTATATTACTAATCTCATATCTATTATCTATTAACATAATATTAAACTAAGATTTATTATTATTTTCATATTTCTCTGACCATGCTTTAGTAATACCTGCTGTAGCAAATACACTAGCAACAGCACCTATATAAGCTGCCATACCATTTAAATCAGTAGCTATTGTATGGGTAGTTAATACTTCCACTAGAAGAACTATAATAGGTACAGTTAATAATAATAGTCCTATTAAAGTTACTGATACTAGGAAAAAGTTTTTAGAGCTAACTCCTGTATTATTACTAATGAGTTTTATTCCCCAATTAATAACTTTATTTATGTAATTCATAGTTGTGGAGCCAGGACTCGAACCTAGGAAATCAAAGATGTCAGATTTACAGTCTGATGCAGTTGCCACTGTGCCACTCCACAAAAATAGGTAGCCTTTTAAGCTACCTTGATTCTATAAAAGAATCCTAAAAACAATGAGTATTAAATTAACAATATTCCTACTAATAATAATTGAATTAGTTGTCCAATAAAACCACCTATCATAGTGGCTACCCAATCCAACCAATCAAACTTATTACCATATTCTTTATCTTTAAACTCTAAACCAGTAGCTAATCCTAATACACATAGTATGGTAAATACCATTCCTACAGGGATAGCATACTTTAGATGTTGCATCCTGTTACTCTCACTTAACCACTTCATAGAGACCATCAAGCTTATATTTTAAGAATCCCTTATGCACTTTTATGATAGCAAAATGATTAGTAGTAATTGAGTCTAGTACCATATTATATTTTATGGTTTGAACATCAATTTGTTTACCAGTTCTATCAGTCATCTCTTCTAGAGGAGAGAAGGTAAGGTCAACCACTTTAGCATTAGTAGTATCATTTTTCTCCAATAGTTCAGTAACAGCTTTTACATCTTCCTTATTACTTTCTGTCATAGCTGCTCCCCAACCAATCAAAGTCATAGTTCCAATAATTAAAGCTACTACTACTAAGAAACCTAAAACAATTTTCTTTACATTCATACTTAATAAATTTATAAATAAAAAATAATTAGCGGAGTAAGGTGTATCTGACACACATACATTATAAATGTACAATCTGCTTAGCAGGCAGCTCCTATTCCCTATAGGTTCTCTACTCCAATATTAAGAGGAGGATGAGAGACTCGAACTCTCACATCATATTATTGATTATTGGTAGTTTTCAAGACTACTGCCTTACCATTAGGCTTAATCCTCCATTTGCCACCTACACCTCTGTGCTTGGTGGGCTTAGTAGTACTGATGTAAGTGCAGGGTATGAGGGATTTGAACCCTAACCTTCACATTGACAGTGTGATATGCTAACCATTGTCACTACATACCCTTTAAAAAATAGTAGCCCTAGTCTTCACAGATTTAGACTACTTAAAATAAAAGTGTTTTAAATGAAATCATTAACCGTAAGTTGACTCTACAAGACTTGAACTTATAATACTAGTGCCAAAAACTAGTGTGTTACCATTACACCAAGAGTCAATAAAGAGCTACTATATAATAAGTTAGCTAGTAACTCTTAGATAAGTGCTAACTTAAGTTGCATCCCTTTCATTTCACAGGTGCAAAGATATATAAAATTGTTGATATACCCAAATAATCCCTGTACTTTTAACCCTTATTAACTAAACTTAGGTAATATAACCTCTGGTACTACTAGTCTTGAAGGTGTAAATGAATATT